CCCAAGTAGCCAAGCTAATGTACGAATTCCTGGGCCAGACAGTGATCAGTCTGTGCAAGCAGTACATGGCCGATGAAGGGTATACCCGGTACAATGCCAGGATTGGTGACACCTACAAGACTGCTGCATCACACGCCATTTACGACCGGATCGTGGCCATGATCGAAGAGCGCAAGGTCCCAGTATCCGACCAAACCGGCACAAGCCTGATGGTGGTCAAGCAGGACATAGTCGCCAAACATTTCAAGCACGAAGGATATGGCAAGACCAAGAAGCGGGACTATAGCGACACCGAGGCCAGGCATGCCAGGGCGAAGGGTCGCGCAGATGGCAGTCGCGTATCCGTCGCCACACAAATCGAGGAGGACTAGCTATGTTAGTGCCAGTTGAGGCCAGCTATGCTATGTACTAGAATGGTGCCCCAAAGGCAGTCAACACTTCTGCCTGGGCGACCCGGTTTTGACGAGTCGTGGGGCCTGGGCGGTGATCCCGGCAGGGGGCCTCACAATAGACGTGGCCGATTCGTCACTGATCAGGGTCATCGACCTACCTGTATATCCCTGGGGCCATACCCAAAATTGCCGCTGCGTGATGGTACCTCTTCACCAAATCCCCGCGCCACCCCATTCCTCTCTTTTTTATTAGAAGACGAAAACCAGGAAAGGGATGACAGACAGCGGGGCCATAGCAGTGGAACTGTTGTGCTGTACTCTGTGATAGGCTCTTGTGATAGACTATCACGCTTAACACCTATAACCTATCACACCTTAACCCGTTTCTCACGCCGTTTCTAGATATCTGTGATAGTTGTGATAGGTTCTACCCCCTTCCCGATATTGTCTGTCTGCGACACGTTTTCTCTCTAATACGTAAACACGAGTATCACACTTGCCCAGAAACGGTGTCGGGAGCGGCTCATAGCGTGATATACTATGTGTCGAGCGTGGGTGTGCCGGGGTATCACGTCTATCACAATGCGGGATTTCTGGTCGGCGAGATATCGCCTGGAGGGACCTCAACTATACCACCAACGCTGTCGTGTGTCAATACCCCGGATCGACACTGAACCCGGCGCATGGTAAAATGGCCTCAAGTTGCCGGAGCCTTTATGACAGATAAATCCAAACCTAAAACCAGGGCACCATTGCCGACAGAGGGCATGACTGCAGCGGAACGCAAGGCCCTTTCTCGCAAGGCGCGCTGCATGATCCGCTGGCCTGCACATCCGTTCGCACGTCGATATCAAACTGCTGCAGATATGGAGCCCGCTATCCGGGAATACTTTGAAACGTGTGCCTCCATCGCCAGGCCCTACACGACCGGCGGCCTGGCCACCTTTATGGGCATGACCCTTAACAACATTTGGTACTACAAGACGGGCAAGCGGGGCGATACGCCCGCCGAGCGCCAGGATTTCAAAGATTTGCTGGAGATGGCATATCAGGTGATCGAAACATCTAAAGAAGAGATGGGTTTGATCGGCATTTTCAACGCAGCGTTTACGCAATTCGACCTGAAGCACAACCATGGGTGGAGTGACAAGCAGGAGTACGACCACAGATCTGGCGATGGGTCTATGACGGTGACACGCCGCATCATCGACCCCCAGGACCCGGACAGTGTTGGGGAGACTACAGAAGAGGATGGTTGATCTTGATATTGGCACACCCCGTTGGGCTGTGCCGCTGTTGAGCCGTTCTATCCGGTATGTTGGTGCCAAGGGTAGCCGCTCCTCTGGTAAATCCCACTTTTTTGCTGAGCGCCTGGTAGAAAAAGCGGTCGAGAACCCGGATTTGCTATGGGTATGCATCCGTGAAATACAGAAGTCCCTGAAGTTTTCGGCCAAACGCCTGGTAGAGAACAAGATACGGGCCCTGGGTGTGGGCCACCTGTTTGACATCCAGAAGGACGAGATACATCGCATTGGTGGCGAGGGCGTCATCCTCTTCCAGGGCATGCAGGATCACACTGCAGATTCTATCAAGTCCCTGGAGGGTTTCGATGGGGCATGGGTGGAGGAGGCACAAAGCCTGTCGGCCAGGTCCCTGGAATTGCTCGACCCGACAATCCGAAACGACCATTCGCAGCTATGGTTCTCCTGGAACCCTGAGCAGGCGACCGATGCTGTGGAGAATCTGTTCCGCGAACTGGGCCTGAACCCATCGCTGGCCATAAACGACCCACAGTATGGCGAGGATTGCGTACTCGTCCACGTCAACTACCTGCAGAATCCGTGGTGCCCCAAGGTCTCCAGGGACCAAGCAAACCGGATGAAGCGCAAGAACTTTGAGAAGTACCAGCACACTTGGCTGGGCGGGTACAACACCAAGTCAAAATCCCAGGTCTTTGCAGGGTACTGGCGCGTAGACGAATTTGAACCGCTCGCCCACTGGGATGGCCCTTATCAGGGCACAGACTTTGGTTTTGCTGAAGATCCGACGGTATCAGTGCGGTGCTGGATTGGTGACGAGCGGGTATGGATCGAGTTCGCTGATGGCCGGGCAAACATGGACCTGGACGAGACAGCGGCATACTACGACAAGGCAATACCCAACTTCAACGACTATGAGACCAAGGCTGACAACGCCCGGCCCGAGTCCATCAGCCACTTGAAGAAGAACGGCATGCCCAGAATGCGGCCTGTGATCAAGTGGCCTGGCAGTGTGAAGGACGGCATTGAATGGCTCAAGTCCTTTGAAGAGATCGTCATCCACACCCGTTGCAAGCGCATGATCGAGGAGGCCAGGCTGTATAGCTATAAGACAAACAAGGCTGGTGAGGTTTTGTCTGATGTGGTAGACTCTGACAACCACGGTTGGGATGCTGTCCGGTATGCGTTTTCAAAACTGATCAAGTCACCGAAGAAGAAAGCGAGGGTACTCTAATGTCTGAAAACGCGAGCACTGTTCGATCGCTGTGGAACCGCCTATTAGGCAAGAGCCATAGCGGACGCAGAGACCGATACGAGGTGTTTGGCTGGAAACACGCACTCCGAACTGAAGATTTCGTGTCCATGTACCACCGGAACGGCATAGCCTCTCGCATAGTGCGGGCGTTTCCCAAGGCGACATGGGGTGACACTCCCAACGTCTATGACGAGACCGAGGACGGCGATGAAAAACCCGATTCTTTGACTGGCGCATGGCAGCGTTTGAATAAGGAACTGTCGGTTGTCCACTATATGGAGCGGGCTGATCGCCTTTCGTCCCTCGGTCAATTCGGACTGCTGTACATGGGGTTCGCCGATGCCCTTCCGGTGTCCGAGCCTGTGGTAGGGGCCGCCCAATTGGTATATCTGTCCGCATATAGTGAACAGAATGTGTCGGTGCAGCGGTGGGACATGGACGAGAAATCTCCACGCTTTGGCCTGCCCGTTATCTACACCTTGATGACCAGTAGCGTGGGGCAATCCGGCAAGAATAGCCAAACTAAGTCCATGACCGTACACCACTCCAGGGTCATCCACTTGTCTGAATTCCTGGATGACGACGAGGTTTACGGCGTACCTCGCCTGCTGCCGTCCTACAACTACCTGGAAGATTTGGAGAAAGTGACCGGCGCAAGTTCCGAGACGTTCTGGCTTACTGCCAATCGGGGCATTTTGTGGACCGCCGACTCTGATGCTGAATTTGACGAGGACGACCGGGTTAAGATGAAGGAGCAGGCGGAGGAGTATGAGCACCAACTTCGCCGCAACATCACCGGGACTGGCATCAAGGCCCAGGTACTAGGTAGCGAAACCCCAGATCCGAATGGCAACACCAAGAACCTGCTGTCCCTGATTGCCGGTACGCATGGTATGCCACAACGGATCTTGGTTGGTGCTGAGGCCGGTGAGTTGGCCAGCAGCCAGGATTCATCAAACTGGATTGGTCAAATCGATGACCGGCGCGCCACGTGGGCAGGGCCCAGGGTACTCATGCCGTTTATCGTCAAGATGGTCGAGACTGGGAATCTACCTCGACCGGTTGGCTCGATCACTGCAGGCTGGGACCCATCAGCCGGTTTGACTGATAAGGAGAAGGCAGAAATTGGCAAGGCCAAGACTACTGCTTTGGCAGCCTATGTTGCGACAGACGGGGCCGACCTTGTGATGCCGATCCGTGAATTCCGTGCCGAGATCCTGGGTCTGCCTGAGGTATCGATCTACGAGGAAGAGCCTGAGGAAGACGAAGACGAGGAAGACGAGGATGTACAGGACGCATTCCAGGGCAATGCCAGTGTGTAACGGTCATAGCCTCCAGGTGAATACCAAACTGCGGCAGGACCCAACGCGGACAAAGACTCTGCGCACAAGATTTGAGGCCGAGTTCAAGAAAAAGTTCGCCCGCGTCCTGGCCGAGCTTGCAGACTTCATGGACCAGGCCCCTGGGATCATGGCCAACAAGAAGTACGACTTCCCAGTTGGCCCCCTGCAGACCTCAACGCTCCTGGACTTCCTGAATGAGTCGCTAAGCCGGAACCTTATCGATCCTGCGGAGGCGCAACGGATCATCAGGGACAAGGGTATAACGCCCGCCCCGGGCAATTGGGTGGAAAGGTACCTATACGACTCCTACAAGAAAGGGGTCCGTCGGGCGCAATCTGAGATCAACAAGCGTACCAAGAACGGGGGCCGGGTCGAGTTGATGAAAGGCGCACTTAAGCGCAAGAATCACCAGGATAAGCTGGCACAAATCCTGGGCCGGGTATATACAAATCTTGAGGACATCACCGAGGCGATGGAGGCTGGAATCCGGCGCGAAATCGCCCTGGGTCTGGAAGGCGGGGAAGGCACTGAGGCAATCGCCAGGCGCATTGAGGGCCGGGTCGAGAAGATCGGCCTTACCAGGGCCCGCACCCTGGCCCGTACTGAGGTGATCCGGAGTCACCACGCTGCCAATATTGCCACCTATCGCGAAGCGGGGATTCAAGGCATAGAAGTCCAAGCGGAGTTCGCCACAGCTGGTGACGCCAGGGTATGCACTGAATGCCAGGGTCTGGAGGGCAAAATCTTCACTTTGGCTGAGATAGAGGACATGATCCCGGTACATCCGAATTGTAGGTGCGTAGCCCTGCCGATAGTGGAATTCTAGGCCAAGCATTGCAACGAGTTCCACCCTGGGTTATAATGGCCCCGTAAAGCCGTAATCTTGGAACGCGCCATGCCTTGTACTTGTGACACACCGAGCCAATCTTTCATCACGCTGAACCAGATCGCCGCACCCACGCGGCAAACCTGGCGCAACGAGGAATGGCTCGCTGTCCCTGTCATCATGGCAATCGATGGCGTCGAGATGAGGGGAGCGGTAATCCCAACCGAAGAATTCTTCGCTCCGTCCTGGAATGGTGTACCCGTCACATTCGGTCACCCTGCAGACGCCAACGGCGATTTTCTTACTGCAAATACTCCTGAAACCCTGGACGCCTACTCGGTCGGCTACATTTTCGGCACAGTGTTCACAGGCGGCAAGCTTAAGGCTGAAGCCTGGGTCAACATCGCGCAAGCCGAAGTTCTGAGGGAAGGTTCTATCGAAGCCTTGGAATCCGGTGAACTGAAGATTGACGTAAGCACTGGGTATTTCGCCCAGCACACCCAGGGTGATGGGGTTATCCTTCACGGCAACATCAAGCCCGATCACCTTGCTATTCTGTTCGACATTGCCGGGGCCTGTTCAATTGCGGACGGTTGTGGTGTGCGGGCCAACCAAAACAGGGGAAAACCCATGCCCAAGAAAACTGTACTCGCTGCTGCGCTGGCCACGATCAATAGCGCCCTAGGCGTTGGTGCTGGCAAAGTCGAAGCCGACACTTCCGAGGAGAGCGAATTCTCCAAAAAGCTCACTATCGAGGCTAACCGCCGGGGCAGTAGCGACGATTTTCGACAGATGGTTGCGGACCTGGTCAGTTCAGACGATTCACCATTCGTACCGGAGGATATGTACGGTTTGATGGACTTGTCAACTGAAACGACCAAAATGCTGCGCAATCAGTACGTACAAGGTTTCATGGAAACCAACGAGGAAGCGGGTACTGAACCCGTCGCCACTACGACTTCGACAGTGGCAACCACAACCCTCGAATCGGGGGATTTAAACCAGCAAGAGGGGCAAACCATGCCTGAACAGAAGACAGTTCCGGTTGTAGTACCGGAAACCAAGGGGGCTGGGGTTGCCCTGAATGAAGCTGATCAGGCAGCCCTGGAATTTGCGCGTAACCAATTCGAGGAGCATCGTAAAGCGCTCGTCGCTCGCATCACTGGCAACAGTGAGATGAAGGCCGAGCAGCTTGAGGCCATGTCGGTCGCAGTGCTGCAGACTGTAGCCGATGGTTTGCGCCCCGCCGCAAACTACGGTGTCCGTGCGGCTAATCAACCCTTGGCGGCCCATGAGTCGGAAAACGAGGCCGAATCAACCAAGTCCATGCAGGCCCCAGACGTTTTCGCGTCTATGAACACTAAGGCAGGTGCGTAATGTCTAGCAACAACACTCCAAAGTCCATCTTCCTTATCGGTCGCCCGAAGGCCCGCGAAGGTCTGGCCGGTGCTGCCGGTATTCTGCCAGGCATGCTGGTTGAAGGTATCCCAGGCGGTGGCGAGGTCGTCGTTCACGCGACGGCTGGTGGCGTAGGTACTCCTGCTTTCGCCCGCCCCAACGAGGTCATCGGCTACGGCATCGATGTCGCATATGCCGATAACGACACTGTCTTATATGGTGTCTCATCCCCAGGCGATGTGGTCTACGGCTATATTGCTGACGGCGAGGCAGTCACTGCTGGTGACTACCTCCAGTCGGACGGCGCTGGTGCCTTTGAAGCTCTGGTGGCTGGCGATCCTGGCACCACACTTCCCGGCATTGCCTTGGTTAAGGCGCTGGAAACTATTGATAACTCAGCGGGCGGTGCTATCGCTCGCATGAAACTGGAGGTCATCTAATGCCACAACCTAAAGTAGCCCAGGTCGGTGGCGCAAGCAAAGTGCTTGGCCAGACTGGCCGGTTGAACGTCAACAGTCACCGCCCCTTTCTTAACGAAGCGGGTGAATCGCGGATTGTCGGCAACGACGGCAAGCCCCTTGTCGCGAATGACGGGGCCCTGCTCCGCTATGACGAGTGGAAAGACATCGATACCGAAGTTGTAAAGGTTGCAGTCGATCGTTTGGTTGGCATCCGCGATCTCCAGGCTGCTGGCCTGACCCACAACCTCGGATCGTTGGGCATCACCTTGTCCCAGTGGGAAGAAGAGTCCGACATGACCGGGGCGGATGTTTCCATGTCCGGCATCACTGAAGGCGAAGAGGACACACCTGCTTTCAATCTGCGCGATGTGCCAGTGCCGATCTTTCACAAAGACTTTTCTGTGAATATTCGTCGCCTGGAAGCGTCACGCATGGTCGGCGAGTCTATCGACGTAACGGCAGCCAGCATTGCTTCACGACGCGTTACAGAGAAGTCCGAAGACATGCTTTTCGGTGGTTCTCCGATCGTAGTTGAAGGCAAGGCCCTGTACGGGTACACTACCCTGCCAGGCCGTACGCAGATCACCCTTGGCGCTAACTGGGATACTTTGGCGCAATCGCAAAACGCCACTATCCTGGACGACGTCCAGACTATGCTGCAAGGCGCTCGCGACGACAAGCATTACGGGCCATTTGTCCTGTATGTCCCGCGTGGTTATGAGTACAAGTTGGACGAAGACTTCAACGTGAACTACCCTGGCGTCACTGTCCGGGAGCGCTTGGAGAAGCT